CCCTGTGATGCGTCGCACGTTGATGAGCCTTAAGCCGACCTGCAAGGACGATCTTACCATAGCAACGGCCCTGATACGACCGGCAGCAGTGACCGGTCGTACCAAGGGCACGTTTTTCCGGGAATTTGTTGGGCACAACAAGATGCCAGGAATGTTGCAGTACCGAGACGGCTTGGTGTTTGATGAGGATGCCATTTCACTCATCGCACGCGAGCTTGGCTGTGACGACTTCCATGCTGACATGTATCGTCGCGGATTCATCAAGAAGAACGAGGAATTGATGTGGGATTTCCTGGAAAGGATTGGTAATCACAAGTATAAGCAGGACATGCTGTATCTGCTGTCAAACATGGATGGATTTGGTTTGTGCAAAGCGCATGCCATCAACCTAGGCAATCTTGTCTGGGCACTGACCATGGAAAAAACGCACGATCCCAAAACGTTTTGGCTGGCGGCATTGCAAAACAACTGTTCCATGTATCGTCCTTGGGTCCATATGGAAGAAGCCAAGCGAGCAGGTTGGCAGATAGAGGGCTGGAAACGACCTTGGTTGGTCGACGGTGACACGTTATACAACGAGGGATGGCATGTTCCTATGTTTGATAGCCATGCGGATCAGGTGCGTAAGATGGGATTTTGGACACATCGGGAGTTCATGCCCGGATGCTATTACACGGAGTTTGGTAACATTGCCACATTTTGCGGAATGATTGCCGCACATCGCTGCTACAACAAGGGCGATCGTAGATATGTTACATTCGTAAGCCTGGGTTGTGGCACAGGCGAATTGATAGATGTCATCCTGCCAGGTGCAATACCCTGCAAAAACTATGACGTAATAGAAGGACACGGCACGGTTGAGTTCCGTAATGGCGTTAAGAACATAACCGTGACACGTTTTGAAGCAACTACCATTGACAAACACTATCAAAACATCAAATAAATATGGTTAGATAACGGAGGATCACATGGCCAAGCCAGCATCGATAACGGTACAATTGATAAATGAAGCCAATCCAGAAACCGGAACAAAATATCTGGTTAAAAAGAGCATCAAAGGTACCAAGGTAACCAACAAGCTACGTTTCAGCAAGTATGATCCTGTGCTGCGCAAGCATTGCATCTTTGTTGAGAAAAAACTTCCTAATCCAAAATCAAAATGAAACACTGGCTCATCAAGCACCGAGCTACAATTAGGAAATGGGGCCTTGTGGCGATCGTGATATACGCGATCAAGGCCCTCATTTACACGTCATTGATCGTCTGGGCAGCCATCAACTTCACGCATTGATGCCTAGCTAAACTTTGACAATGCCTGCGCGACCACCGCTGGCTCGACAAAACAATCGATCCTCATTGGTATCAGGTCCCAGGAAAGAAACTGATTTGGCATGAGATATTCTCGTCCTTTGAGAAGGTTGGTATTTTCTGGATGCCCGTAGATCAACGGATCACTTTGACCCCAAAGCACGATACCTGGTTTGCCAAGATCCCAACAAAAATGCTGGAAAAAACTATCACAGGAAATCCATGTCCTACACTGCGTAACAAGTGCGGCCAATTCCCGTAGATCAAGGTTGGTCCTAAAATCCTCAACCAACCGTTCTTCGTCTGATATACCAATTTGCACGATTGGTTCGTTTATAAGAGATATGAGTTCTGGCCAGAATGGATAGTTTTTGGGATTTACCTTGCCATTTGGACATTTTTTTGCATATGGGCTTATTATGATCATTTTATGTATAGCTTCCTGTAGGCATTTTCAAGGCTGTCGGACCAACGCCATTCGTCCATTTTACGATAGATGTTGAATTGCTCAATATCTCCAAATAGCTCCTTGGCTTCATGTATGCTGCGTCCAGGAACGATTTCAGGGTAACAGCTAAAGACGATGGGATTCTTGATATCTGGTAATACATGCTTGAACACGATGTGATCTCCCATGCCATTGTTGAGCACCACCACCGTGCGATCGCTTAATTTGATGGTATTTTGGAATATTTCTTCGTCGTGCTTGAACAATTCTTCGCGATTGTCGCTGCGTATTCCACCCGAAGGACTTTTTAAGTGCCATGTGACCGCATCGGGAACCGCAAGTATGCGGTAATCCTTCTGCTTCAAACCATATGTGAACAGGGTTTCTTCACGATGGGCCACGCGGCTCAACCCTAGGTTATAATCATGGACTCCTGCGCGATATATGAATGAACAATGCAGGTGATCGACTTCCTTGGCCGCTTTGATGTTGCTCCACTGCACATGCGGTTCGGTGTATATGTCCGATATCAATCCGGTGGATGTTGTATTTTCAAAATTAAGTGGTGGAGTTAGTATGGATCCTCCTACCGCACCGACCGTGTCGTCAATGTATGAGCACAGCGTTTCAAGCACGGTTGGTTCAGGAATCGTATCATCGTCCACGCGCCAGACCCAAGGAAATCGCATGGTGTTGGCCATTTGGTGGTTGTGATGCTGTCCTTTTTTGTTGGCCCACAACCATTCCCATTCTATGCCCTTGATATCCATCATCTGGAACAGATGATGATAGACATTTTCCTTTCGCATGTCCTGCGGCGAGTCATTGTCGTCAAACACTACCAGTCGGCTGATCTTTTTAGACTGTGTTATCACCGCCGAAATGGCCAACGGTAGGGTGGTGAAATACCGGCCGCGTGTTGATATTGAACAAAGTATCTTATCTTGCATCATGATACCCAATCATCAAATTGAACGGGCTGTGATCGTCTGGGCTGCTTAGTATTTCTCCAGCTTCGTTTATGTATGAAATGACAAACCCGGGCAAATGCGATTCGTCTAACATGTGAAGCTTGTGGTGAATACCCCAAAATCCAGGTGGCTCCCGGTATGGAACCGTGATCAACAAGCGTTGGCAATGGCGTTTAAGCTTCTCCAGGATTTCAAGACCGTTATCCAAGTGCTCAATCACCTCAAACGCAATTATCGTGTCATATTGGCCCAGATCATAGATGTTGATATCAGCGTTAATGAATTCAGCACCTTCTCGCCAGTGCTGATCCACAGCACATTCCACGATGATCCTGTCATAATCGATGCCTGTATAGGCAATGTTTTCAGGTAGGAACTGCAACCCAAACCCGCTTGAGCAGCCAATTTCCAGAACTGAATTACCAACGACATGTTGCGCGGCCCAATTGTATCTGGTTACTTCTCGAGGATCAACGGTATCGCCCTTGAGATGCACCGCACGTTCGAAATGATTGCGAAGGCTTTCCTTGTACCAGTCGGGATTGTATTTTTGTGCCAATTTCAGGCTGTTTCGATGGAAGATGTTGGACCAATCTTTCACCAATGACGTGTCGTGCACCGTGCCTTCTCCCAGATGATACAGGGGTACAGGTCCCGCCCAAAATGGCGATCCAGGGTCGATCATCTTTTCTCCCACCTGGCAAATTTCAAAACCTGCTCTCGTGGCTTCTATGCAAAATTCCGTATCCTCACCTGCACCGGTGCCGTAGATTTCGTTCAGCATACCTACGGCATCAAATGTGGCCCGCGAAATCATCACGCAAAAGAATATGGCAAATTCGGCGTTCGCTGCCGGTGAATACTCCTTGATAAGGCAGGATATACCGCAGCGCGGATTGTTGGCAAATTCTGCATCCATCATTTCCAACCATTGGTTCTTGACCTGTTCCAGCAGCACGACGTCGTTGTTTAACAAAACAATCTTATCAGCGGTAGCTTCTTTCAATGCCACATTGTTTGCGCCCGCATACCCTAACGGAGCATCACTCCAACATATCTTGAAATTTTTACCAAATCCCAATGAATCAAACTGATACCTCAGTGATTCCAAATACCATTTGGTATTATCCGTGCAACCATTGGCCGAAATGATAAGTTCAACCTCCTGCATGTCAGTGTATTTGAGTATTGATTCAACGCACGGCTTGAGAAGATCGTTGCAATGATTGTAAGTGGGTATGATTATGCTGTATTTCATAGAGCCTCGCTGTATAAGGGTCTATGCATTTTAATCTAAACCGGGCAGCATTAGCAATTTGCTGCCCGGTTTAGCATTAGCCTTTCAATTGGTCGATTTCGCCTTGTAGCCGTTCAACCTTTGCTCCAAGTTCTTTTACCGCCTCTATCAGCAGTGCCGTAAGCTTGTCATACTGCACCGTTAGATAGTTTTCCCCACTTTTGCTGGTACCATCCGGGCCGATGTCAAACGGTGCTGCCTTGACGATTTGTGGTAGCACGGCAGCAACATCCTGTGCTATAACACCAACACGCTGGACCTTGCTATCATCGCCGCTAAGCTCGCTGGCCAGTTGGTTTGGATAGTATGTAATGCCTTTGAGAGCCTTAATCTTGCCCAGGGCATCAACAATTGGTTCTATGTTGGTTTTAAGCCTCTCATCCGAGTAATAGGCTGTTATGTCACTTGTTGCATAAATCGATCCGTTTACATACAAGCTTCCACCAAAGCTACCACCATTTTGTACTACAAGACCGCCAGTGGTTGAGCCACTGTAAGTTAATGGATTGTAAGTGATTCCATCACCAATAAAAATGCTGCCATCCAGTTGTAGGCTGGTGTTGCCGGGTGCGCTTGACAGCGTAAACAACTGAGATCCGCTGCCACCAGAATATGTAATTCCTGTCACGCTGTTGACACTGGTAGTTGCTGGAGAGTTACCGCTCCATGCACCGCTGCCAAATTGCCATGTTCCTCCGCCTGTGTTGCTAACGGTGCCTGGAATGAAATTAACCGATGATAGGTTACCGGTACCTGGGTTAAATTCCAATAGGCTTGTGTTGACATAAACGGATTCGCCGCCTATTCCTGGCACGAATGTTGGGTAGTATATGGCATTGGTTGTCTGGTTGGCAATAAGAAGCGTGCTGGCCTGGCTCGCAGCAGAGCCGCTGTAACCGCTGAATCCGCTGTAGCCCGATATACCAGAGAAACCACTGTAACCGCTGGTACCAGAGTTTCCTTGGCCACCACCCGCACCACTATATCCTGAAATACCACTGAAACCTGAGAATCCGCTGTAGCCCGATATACCACTATAGCCGCTGGTACCGGTGTTACCTGTTCCGCCAGCAGCGCCACTGTAACCGCTATAACCGCTGGTACCGGCGGCACCACTGTAGCCGCTATAACCGCTGGTACCGGTGTTACCCGTGCCACCCGCTGCACCGCTGTAGCCACTGAATCCGCTGAACCCCGATGTGCCGCTGGCACCAGAGAACCCGCTGTAGCCACTTGTGCCTTGGTTACCTGTTCCACCGGCAGCACCGCTGTAGCCGCTGAAGCCGCTGTAGCCAGATATACCGGAGAAACCGCTAGTGCCAGAATATCCACTTATACCCGAATTGCCCGTTCCACCAGCAGCACCGCTGTAACCACTGTAGCCGCTTGTACCCGTCGCGCCACTAAAACCACTAAAACCACTGTATCCACTTGTACCTGTATTACCAGTTCCACCGGTTGCACCGCTATAGCCGCTAAAACCGCTGTAGCCAGAACGGCCGCTGTATCCGCTGATGCCGCTGTAACCGCTTGTGCCTTGGTTACCTGTTCCGCCAGTGGCACCACTGTAGCCACTGATACCACTGTAGCCACTGATACCACTGTAGCCACTGATACCACTGTAGCCACTTGCCCCTGAGTTGCCGGTGCTGCCATTTTGACCAGAATATCCGCTGAATCCGCTGTAGCCTGACGTGCCGCCGGTTCCGTTTAGGCCTGAAAAACCGCTATAACCACTAAAGCCGCTTAGACCGACGCCGCCAGAATAACCGCTGAATCCTGATATACCTGAAAAACCGCTGTAGCCTGAACTACCGGACTGGCCGTTGGTCCCGCTGTAGCCGCTGAATCCGCTTGTACCTGAATAGCCAGAGTAGCCGCTGAATCCGCTGGTACCTGAATAGCCAGAGTAACCGCTGGTTCCTAGGCTTCCTGCCGAACCACTAAATCCACTGTAACCCGATATGCCGCTGTAACCAGAAATACCGCTGTAACCCGATATGCCGCTGTAACCAGAAATACCGCCGTAACCCGATATGCCGCTGTAACCGCTTATACCTGATAGACCTGACACACCTTGCACACCGCTGTAACCGGAAATACCGCTGTAACCGCTGTAACCACTGAAACCGCTTACCCCATTTATACCGCTGTATCCGCTGTAGCCACTGGTACCGCTGTAACCACTGTAGCCAGATATACCGCCGGATCCTGGATTGCCGCTGAACCCACTGAACCCGCTAAAACCGCTGAAGCCGCTGTAACCGCTTACGCCGCTGCCGCTGTAGCCGCTGGTTCCGCTGTAGCCGCTGTAGCCGGAAATACCGCTGAATCCACTGTAGCCAGACATGCCGCTGTATCCGCTGATACCGCCAGTACCAGGGCTGCCGCTGTAACCGCTAGCACCCGAAAACCCGCTGTATCCGCTGTAACCACTGGTTCCACTATAACCAGATAATCCGCTGGAACCGATTGGTCCTGTGTTGCCTGTAGGACCTGTGTGGCCCGTTGGTCCAGTGTTGCCGGTTGGTCCGGTATTGCCTGTTGGTCCTGTGTTGCCAGTTGGACCCGTTAATCCTTGGTTGCCCTGGGGTCCGGTTATGCCAGTTGGTCCTGTTGGTCCTGTGTTGCCAGTAGGACCTTGGCTACCTACTCCGCCGGTTGCACCTGTTGGTCCTGTTTGTCCAACACCGGTTGGTCCAGAAGGCCCTGTGACTGAAGGCCCTGTGTATCCTGTAGGACCAGTTACCGTGCTGCTTGCACCTGTTGCACCTGTTGCACCTGTTGGGCCCGTGGTACCGGTTGGGCCGCTAACACCTACGCCGGTGGCACCCGTTGGTCCACTTGGACCAGGTATCGTGCTTGCAGATCCTGTTGCACCTGTTGCACCTGTTGGGCCCGTGTAGCCGGTTGCTCCGGTGTTTGCTGCCGTTCCTTGTGGTCCGGTGTGGCCTGTTGCTCCTGTTGGACCGGTTACGCCAGATGCACCCGTTGCACCCGTAGGGCCGCTCGGTCCTGTGCGTCCTGTTGGGCCAATCGCTGTGCTGGCCGGTCCAGTTGGACCCGTTCCGAACGGTCCTGTTGGTCCAGTTACGGTACTTTGGGCTCCGGTCGGACCTGTATTGCCGGTCGGACCTGTATTACCCGTTATACCGGTTGGGCCAAATGTGCCGGTTGGGCCAGTTGGGCCAGTGTTTCCGGTTGGGCCTGTTATACCTGTTGGACCAGTGTTACCTGTTACGCCGGTTGGGCCAGTTGAACCTGTGTGCCCAGTTGGGCCTGTCACAGTGCTGGGATTGCCCGTAGGTCCAGTAGCACCTGTTGGGCCGGTAACGGTGCTTTGTGCACCAGTTGGGCCTGTTAGACCTAACCCAGTTGGGCCTGTTTGTCCGGTTGGACCAGTTTGTCCAACACCTGTTGATCCGGTAGGACCGGTGTAACCAGTGGCACCAGTTTGTCCGCCGCCGGTGGGTCCTGTGATACCAGTTGGTCCACTAGGACCAGTTTGACCAAGACCTGTTGGTCCCGTTGCGCCAGTTGGACCTGTTTGTCCGCCGCCAGTAGGCCCTGTGATACCAGTTGGTCCTGTGACGCCCGATGCACCAGTTGGGCCTGTTGGGCCTGTGATGCCCGTTGGTCCTGTCGTTCCTGTGAGACCCGTGGCACCTGTTGCACCCGTGTTACCGGTTGATCCGGTTGATCCAGTTGGGCCTGTTGGGCCTGTGATGCCCGTTGGTCCTGTCGTTCCTGTGAGACCCGTGGCACCTGTTGCGCCGGTATTTCCTGTTAAGCCCGTTGATCCAGTTGGTCCAGTTGGTCCTGTTGGACCTGTAATACCGGTTGGACCTGTAGCACCGCTAGCTCCGGTTGGAGCACCTAAGGGTCCCGTTGCACCTACTTGTCCTGTAGGTCCGGTTGGTCCGCCTAAAGGGCCAGTTGGACCTGTAACACCTGTTGCTCCAGCACCTGTTGCTCCCGTGGCACCCGGAATACCCTGAGATCCAGTGGGCCCAGTTGGACCTGTAACGCCGGTAGCACCCGTGGCACCTGTTGCGCCAGTCGACCCAGTGGCGCCCGATGCTCCTGTTGCTCCTGTTGCACCAGACGCTCCGGTAGCACCTGTTGCGCCCGTGGCTCCAGTAGCACCAGTAGCACCCGTTGCACCCGTGGCTCCAGTAGCACCCGTTGCACCCGTGGCTCCAGTAGCACCTGTTGCGCCCGTGGCTCCAGTAGCACCTGTTGCACCCGTGGCTCCAGTAGCACCTGTTGCACCCGTGGCTCCAGTAGCACCTGTTGCACCCGTGGCTCCCGTTGCACCCGTGGCTCCAGTAGCACCCGTTGCACCCGTGGCTCCAGTAGCACCCGTTGCACCCGTGGCTCCAGTAGCACCCGTTGCACCTGTTGCGCCCGTCGGTCCAGTCGGACCAGTCGGACCAGTCGGACCTGTAGAACCGGTATGTCCTGTTGGACCG